GAATGCTTCTTTTTACCTCTCAGAGCATTTCACTATTTATGCTTTTTTAACAAAAAAAGGGAGTATTTCTACCCCCTTTCTCCATCAAGTCAATGGTATTTTTGGTTGACCTTACACCCTTCAAGGTGCGAGTGTGCCACTTAATGTCCTTGACTTTTCAGACCTCAAAGTAAGGTTATGCAGTGAACAATAAGTCACCAGTGAAACCAGTTTTGATGCATCGTAAACGATACTTGTTACCAGTCACCAAAGTTGCTAACATGGTGTAGTTACCAGCCGTTGCAGTTTCTGTTGTTGTTGCAGTAACCACTAAGTTGGTAGTCAAGTTTGTCAATACCCAGTCCGCTGAAACTGCCCCTTGGAATTTCAAAGGATTGATTGCAGTTCCGTAAGAAAGGAATGCGTTAAAATTGATTGACACTGTTGGTACGATTGTCGGTGTGCTATAATTAACATCCAACAAACCATTCAAGTTGTTGAAGTCAATCAATCCCTCAGTAGCGGTAATCATCCACATTGTTGACTCATCAAACAATCTGTCGAAGTCGAATCCAAGCATGATTTTACCAACTGTTGAATCAGTTGCGAACATGAATTTCGGGTCCCATGAGTTGTTGTCAACGGTGATTGGGAAAAGGTCAGTACCTACTTTGCTACCTACCAAGTTACCATTCACGTCTACGATGTAAACACCGAATTTAACACATCGGTCTGATTGCAATTTCCCTAAGAATTGTGGAGTACCATTGGTAGCCCATAACTCACCAGCGAATGAACGAACGCCTTGACGTAAGTATGCCTTACGACCAGAGTTAGCCTCCTCGAATACGCTATCCGCTTTCGGTAATTCTACGTTCTCGAATACTGGTAATGGGTACCATCTTTTCGAAGCATCTTGATTGTTAACCAATGCAGTGAAAGTGGTTGCAGTGATTGTAGTTCCCAATGGGAGTTTGTTCAAAGTTCCGTCATTTGCGACTAAAGGAACCATGATTAACTTTGACGTTACGCTTTGTAGCGTTACGCATGATGGTTGTCCAGTGTTTGACAAACCAGTGTCGCAATTACATCCTAATGCCATAATTTCTATGTATTAAATTTATTTGCACCAATATCGGTGACTAACATTTACAATTTTCTTTGTACTTGGTGAGAGTTACCCTTAACTCTACTCCCGATAGATTTGCATCTAATATGTTTTGGAACATTCCATCACTTCTTTCCACCCCAAAACGTGAAAATGTGAGCATCTCGTAGTCCTCAATAGTCTTGAATTTACGATTGGAAGCCACTGCATCAATGAATCCCTTTGCTAATTCCTCCATCGGCTCCACTACTTGCTCCCTATGGTCAGCCGTATAGTAGTTTACGATGTCAGTTTCATCGAGAAAAAAGATGCGTATATCCGAATCGAAATCGATTGTACTACCCAGACCATACTTCTGCATACGAAGTGCCTCCAGAAGCCACGCTAATGGCGTTTTTGATAGCAAGTTTGCACTGGCTTTAGCCCATTCATTGTTGGTCGCTATGTGAGTACCAGAAATCCAGAATGGGGATTGTAGTGTGATAGCACCTTTATCCAATGGAGTTGCGCTACCCAGTACTGCCTCAGCAAAGAACTCAACATCTCTGTTAAGTGCATTGACCTTGTACTCGTACCCATCTACATTCCAAACTGACTTTCCTACTCGCATCCATTTGGTATGACATGACTTAAACCCACCAGTATTGATGTCGTATTTCGCATTGATTGTGCAATCGATTGCGTTAACTAATTCCTCTACTACTTTCGCTACGTCTTTCATATCCAATATGCCATTGATTTGCGTTTCCCTTTGAAGTCGCTAAACTTACCCTTACCTACGTACATCAACATGATAATGCAGTTGCCATTTCCTACTTGGAACTTGTCCCCAGATTTCCAGTTGTAACCAGCATCTGTCCAACTAATTCCCTCGATTTCTCCATTGTAAACTGAATTGACTGTAATCTTCGCCAGACCATTACCACCAGTAATTGTCAGTTGATTTCCTACGGCATAATTCACTCCCTTCTGGTCAACCATGTAGTTGGTAATTGCACCAGTATTGCTCACTGCCATGATGTCGATTTGACATCCATTACCAGCCCCGCCAGTTGTCGGTACGTCTACTAAGGTAAGGTAATTTGCCCCAGCCACTGATAGTACACTATCCCAGACACCTCCGATTGGGAACGCATCAACATCCCCAATCAGTATTGTGCCATTCGATATTTGTGTTACCGAGTTCAATCTAACTGTTGCGTTAGCACCTCCCCCAGCGATAGTGACTACTTGATTCTGTAAATAACCAGTCCCTCGTGATGCGATTGTTACCGATTGAATTACCCCAGCCAGAGCCACAATATTGAGTGTAAGACCAGAGCCAGTGCCACCAGTAACTGCTACGTTATTGGCAGTCGTGTACCCCGTTCCAGCGTTCAATAATTGCGTCCCTAATACGCTTCCAGATAACGGATTCATGGTCACTCCTTGTGCTGACAAATAGCCAGAGCCAGAGTTCCCTACGAATGCGAAGTCAACTGCTTGACCAGTAGGTAATTGTGTGTTCAACAAGATGTAATCTTGTATCGCTCGGTAAGACCTAATCGCCTCATTGTAACGATTATAAATCAGAGTTTGCAGTGTGTTGAGTACCTTGCTATTTTCAGATTTCTGTTGCACTCCACCAAAGGTGGTCTGTTGCATCATCTGGTCTTTTGCGTACTCGAAATAGATAAACCCTTTAAGCATTTCTAACATACCCTCAGACTCAAGCATCGAATACATAGTCACATCCTCATACAGAGGCTGGAATATTTTAATGAAATTCGGTGACTTAGGCACATTGAGAGTAGGGTGTATGTCGGAAATAAATTCGTTGTACAAGTCCACCCCCAATAGTTCACGTAGGTACCTCTCCTCAAACTTGTCGATATACGATTGCAGTTTTGCAGTGTCGTACATGCCAGTATGAAGTTCGTATTTACCAGTGAAATCTGATGGAGTTAAAAACATAGTCGCTTATTTAATGTGTTTACCTAATTTCTTCTCTAAAAAGTTCTTCAACATCTCACCAGTAATCACCCAGATTGAGCCTTTCGGCATGTGCGGTGAATTACCATTTGATTCAAATGTGTAGGTACCTTGCATATCGATTTCCAATCTTTTTGAACCAGATGCGTCCTTGTTATAATGAGCATCTACGATTGGTGTGTCGATAGTCACGTCTACCTCGCCAGAGGCATCACGTACCACATTCACGTCAATGAATTTGGTGTCGATGTTGACCTTAAGAGCCTTCTTTTGTCTTGGTTTCTTTTCCATGATTTATCGAATTATTCCGTTAATAATGCTTAGGCGATTGCTGGGTCTAACGATGCGATACACGTTGCAATAGTACCTTTTACGAATGCGTTTACATCGTTTGCTTTGATGAAAGTAACGATACGTGCCTCACAAAGGATTGTAACCATGTTACGCTTGAAGTCATCACCCTCATAACCTACTTGGATGTTCATTCCTTCACGCATTCTGTATTGCGCTTTCGTCATGTCCGCTACCAAGAAATTACCCTCAGTCATCCATGTAGTTGAGATGATTGGTAAACCAGCGATAGTTGGGTCTCCAGTAACTGGATTCACTACGAACGCACCATAAGTATACTCACCAGTTGTAGTCTTGCTCAATGACAATTTCGCTACGTCACGTGGGTGTAAAATTACGTGTGTTGCCATGAACTTGTTGGTCTCGATTTGTGCGATTGCAGTACGAACTACGTCAGCCAAATTTGCAGATACAACTGTATTCAAGAATGTACCAGCCGTCCATGCAGTTGCTTGGGTATAAATACCATTCAAGTTTGCACCTACACCAGTACCATTCAACAAGTTGTTCTCGATTTGATTATCGATTGTTTCCATCAAGTCAGTGTTCACCTCGTTACGAACGAATGCTAAATCATCCAACATCTCTTTTGAGATTTTGATGAACCCAGCAACTTTCTTAACCTCAACAGATACCTCTTGGTACTTCACATCACCCTCATTCTTAGCGACACCTTCACCAATCCATGTAGCCGTTGACTGCAAAGTTTGTTGAATGTACGTTACGAATTTAGAAGTAGTTG